TATGTGTCCTACGTAGTAGGATTTAGCTGCTGCTAATAACATATCTCTCATTTGTACCTCCTCAAATTTTTGAAATAACTATTGTTAAATCCACGTAACCATTCTTTACCTCTAAATGAGTTTTCATTGTAAGGATTAGTTCTCTCATGTACTCTGCCATTAGTTTTACTTGTTCTAAAGAAATCTTTTTGTCCTTGTTTAAAAAATCTATCTACAGTAGCCATACCACATTTACTTTCCTATGTCAACTACTTCGCAACTATCGGCAGTGCAAGCTAATGTTTGATTACTAACAGTATTGTCCTCTGTCTCGTAGTCTTTTAGTTTAGTCCAATCTATGAACTCTGGCATTTTTTTACTAAACTCTTTATATGTATCTTGTGAACAATCTTGATATGGGGCTTGCTCATACACCATATCATTACGAGGTAAGAAAGATAATCCCGAAGCTATATCAAAGTTATCATATATCCAACTACCCGTTTTAAGCCACTCATCTTTTGCTACTGATATAGTAACAGAAGGTTTGTGTTCACACCAGTGTTCGGCATACACTTTCCAAAACTCTAATTGCTCTATAGCAGACATATCATCTCTTGTGATACAGTCATCTGGTGCTTTTATAGGAAAACTGAATACGGCATTTTCTTTACTCCATCCATCAGTTTCCCAAGGTATATTATTATCCATCATAAATTTTGTGAGAGGGTCTTTTTTATCTCCACGAACTGTTCTTATGTAATATTTACTATGTCTAGCGTGAATGCCGGAAGCAGAATCAGTTAGTTGTGATACTGTGCCCGAAGGTTTTACACACGTAATAGCAGTGGATTGAGGGATACCTAATAATTTAGAATACTCTTTATTAGTCTCTACGGCTATGTGCCTAAGTTGATTAAGGACATCTTCTAGTCCGTGTTTGTCACTTTTACCATTAGTTATAGCATTGTCCATTATTCCCGTCATAGATACACCTAATAATCTTTCTTCTTCAGTATTATTTTGCCACACTTTGCGTAAATAAGGGAAGTGAGTTAGAGTAGATTGGAACGTACCTATTAAAGTAGCAGTGTGAACTTTAGCTTTTAATGTATCTAAATTATCATTACCTCTAACTATAACTTCAGATAAATTACAAAATTGATAAGGTCTTAATATTATCTCACTGCAAGGATTAGTACCAAAATCATATTCAGCTTTTCTTCTGCCATTTTCTAAAGCTTTGTTTTTAGCAGCTCCTCTATAGAACATACCTCTCTCACCAGTTCCAGACTCTGCAAGAGCAAGCCACTCTCTCATAAATGTATAAGGGTCTGGCTTTTCAGTATAAGCCACTGAATTATTTGACATTTGTCTTTGTGGCTCTGTTTTGTAAAACTCTCCAGTTTTAGCATGACGCATTCTGTCATCAGATAAGTTAGATAAACTAATCATAGCAGAACGTCTAACACCACCGGACACAACTACTTCACCAACTTTACACATTAAATCATGGCACTCTAAACTAGACAATCTTCTACCTTTTGCATCTTTAAATATTTTAACTGTGAATCTAAATAAATTATCCAAAGGTGTTGGACCAGATGCTCTACCACCGAATATTTTTAGTTTAGCCCCTGCAGGTCTAATAAGATTTAAGTCCCATTTAGGTATCTCTCCTGCCCATAATAAAGCTAGTAACTTACGAAATGCTTTTGCCCAACCCTCTTTGCTATCTTTTACTATAATAGTTTCTTCTGTATCAAATAACAATGCAGGCACTTCTGGTAGTTTACTTATAAAGTTTCTTTCTACAGAAAACCCTACACCAGTTCCACACATAAGAATATACATAGCTTCATCAAATGCTTTTGGGTCATCAACCGGTAGATAAGAACAATTATATCCTGCAGTATTATCTCTGTCTAATGCTTTGCCTGCTGTCATCATAGCTCTCATAGAAGGCATAACTTCTTGATGTAAAATAGCTTGTTTAATATTTTCTTTTATATCTTCATCTAAAGTAAAATTATGCTTTGTTTTCAAATGCTTAGAAATAAAATCTATATATCTAGACACAGTTTCATGCCATTCTTCTCTACGACCCTCGTCATCCATCCATCTAGCATACCTAGATTTGTGAATAAATTGTTGATAATAAGTTGGTAATGTTACGTTGTTCATTTGATTATCCTCACTGTTACATCTTTTGTTTCTATACCATTTATGTCATGCATCACATCCGTGATAACATCTTCTAAAACACCAGACAACTCTTCTATGTCTAATATAAATTCTTGTGCATCTACTTTTGCAATTATTTTAACCGATACTTTTTTTATCATTTTTTAGTTCATCTATTAACTCACTGAGATACCACTGTGCTTTTTCTAAATCTTCAACACCATTTTTATATCTGTATCTCCAAAGGTACTTCATTATATTACCTTGTAAATAATATTCAAAACCTTCATCTGTCATAGCTTTTATAGCTTCAATAGTTTCTATACCAGATTTATTATAATGTGGTGGATTGTTTACCATATCCATTGTCTGCTTATGGTCTGATTGCTCTTGTGATTGTTTCCTAACCATATCTCCTACCTCTTTATATTTTTTCTTTATTGCTTCTCTATACATTCCCATTAGTGTCTCGTAACTTCTTTACTTTCTTTTTCAAAACTGTGTCTGCCATCTTCTAATGTTTGGTCGGGGTCTGTTATTGCATTATGCACCATACCTCGTGTCAACAAAGCATAATACATACTGTCTTCCTCTGTCAATAAATTTCTGTCGTACTTATGATAAATTTCCATATCATATCCTTCTTCATTGTGTCTTATTATTATTGCAGAGTCTCCCCCTCTTAATTTAACATCACTCATGTTCTCCCCCTTTGTCATTTTTATCTAACTCAAATCTTTTACCTTTATAATAAATTGCACGACTACGACTAGGTGTATGATACCCTTTCATAATAAAAAAGTTCGGTTTTCTTTTTGCAGTTTCAAATGTAGCAACAGTTAAAACGATAGCACCTAGTATAAATACGTGTGCTATAGCAGTTACACCAAACACCCACATGCTACCAAAATACATAGAAAATACAATACACCACATCCATGCTAAGACTTGCATTATCATATGTCTTACGTTCAAATCGGGGATATGTCGTAAAGGATTACGTTCATAATTCATAATACTTTCCCAAACATCATAAATTATTTTATTCACGTTATCAACTCCACAATCACTAAATACATAGCATAACAGTATAAAGAAATAATAACGAACTTCAATACTTTGTTAAAAGAATCATCAGATGCTACTACCCAATGTGGTTTAGATTTTTTCATCACGCACTCCTAACTCTATAAAGTGTTCAGCATCTATTATAGCTAAAGGTTTTTTTCTATTCATTTTTACAATCACTAAAGGTTTACCATAATGATTGTGAGATTCAGCTTGTTCATAATAATTATATATAGTTGTGAGTCTTTGTGTATTCTTACACTCTATATTATAGGGAAACTGTTTAAATGCAGCAGTAGACAACTGGACATCTACCCCATTAACTCCCATAGGGGTAGACTTTATATCTAATCCAGTGACATTTTTAAGAAGATTTAGTAGCTTCTCCACTACCCATGTCTGGAGTTTTCTTCCCTTTGCTTTTGCTGATTGGGGTCTCATCTTCTTCGATACGGATTTCTGTGATATTTCTAGTTGGGATTGTGATTGTCTGAGTGTTCGTTTCAAGGGTCGTAAACGGGAGGTCTTGGTTAAGTTCTTGGATAAAGTCATCTGCTTGTTCTCTAGTTATTTTAATTATTTTACTTATGGGACTATCGTCATTACCCTTATATTGTATTGTCAGCGTCACGCCATTCTTTTGTGATGTGGGTGTACCAGACCCATTTTGGGTTTTTTCCTTTGCTTGGTAATTGTCTTCTGAACTCCAAACCTTTCCAACATGAATGTTTAAAGGGGCAGTAACTGCACTCAATCCCCAAGGTTCTGTTTCCCGTATCTTTTTTATAAAAGACTTCCGGTACATCGGAGAAACATCTTTCAAAAGACTTTTTTCCATGTAATGATTTAAAAGCAGTGCATAATTTATTATGGACATATTCCTTCTCCTTCTTAGTATTTCTTGCTTCTGCTACTGTTATTTCACCAGTAGATTTATTTAATGCAATCCAACCTTTGAAAGGTCTGTTTGCAGCCATAGCATATCCATGTCCTTGTGCAACATACCCAAATGAATCAGATTCTTTTATTCTTTCATATGCATCATCTGGTTTGAACTTATGTTCAAATGCAAAAGGGGACACAGTTTTTATATCGTATATGCCATCCGATAATTCAATATCATATTCACCAGAGATATAATTATTTTTATCTAATTTATATTCAACTTTCTTATGTGTATTTTTTACTTTTATTTTGGAAGCTTTTATTAATGTTATGATGAGGGCTTCTAACACATCTCCCATTATCATTCTCATTTTAAAATCGTATGTGGGGGCTTCTGCTTTTACATTTTTTGATTGCATTTGTAATTGACAAAGTGGTTTGCCTGCATTACTCATGCGAAGCCTAAATTCTTCTTTACCTTTCGTAAAGTGTTTAGTTAGAGCTTGCTCACAAGATTTACCAAACTCTTTTAATAGACGAGGGGGCATTGTAACCCCCTCACCAGAAGCTGCTTC